AGTCATCGAGGAACTGCCCTGCAAATGCGATGAAGGTATGGACTACTGCGACGGACATACGGATGCGATCAATGCGATTGAAGCGATAGATAAAGAGCAGACACCGTGAGTCTTGATGATTGGAATGACGGTTGGGTTGACGGATGGAGGGAGGGTGTTGAGGCGTGCATCGCAGCGGTTGAGCATCTACACGATCACGAAGCTCCGCACGACTCGCACAAAGATGCATTGTGGAACGCTATTACTTCTCTTCGTGCCCTCAAGGAACGTCAATGAGTGATTATCTAGAACTGCCTTTGTACCTCGACAATTACGACGAGGGAGCGACTGTCAATCTGTGGATTCACACGACAGACGGCAAACCAATTGTTCTAAAAGACGTAAACGCAGATCCTGTGAGATACCAGGGGTGGTGGTCTATCGGTCACGCCATCACTGACAGTGTTCGGGCAACGGCATTAATTCCTGCTGATCTCGTCAGATACTTCGTAGTACTAGATCATCAGAGTAGTCATGTCTCATGACCCCCTGTGCCGTTCATCCGAGGCAGACTGGGATTACGGATGGTGTCTTTGCGATCTCATTCGCAAGGTGCGCGAGCATGAACGGGAAACCTTCACCGAGTGGGCGGTTAAGCAAAGTGCTCGCCATGTGTCGTGGCTGACTCGCAGAATGAGCCGAATCGAAGCGTCTTATGAAGAAGGTCGTGGAGATGTTCTGAACATGCTCTTACGTGAGATCCGAGTTAGAAACCGACAAATGAGGCAAACATGACGCAATATGTACAATTACGCGAATCGGACACCTTTCAAGATGATGCCGAGTTCTATGTAGCAGACCCCCGCCGCATCCTCATGGTCGAGCAGGTTGCCAATGCTCTCTTCCTAGAGTGGTTCCCCGGACACCCTGAGAAGGGACCAGCCGGGGAAGATTTTGAGAACTGGCACAACATCGCTTGCGTCGATGCTCAGGTGGCCGTCCGCGCCTTGGTTCAGTCAGGTTGGATAGATGACCCGACAATGGATTGCTGAGAAGATTTGACAACGGGTCGTAAGGTCATTATTGTCTGAAATGCTGTAATGCCTTAGAGACGACTAGACGAAAGGAAGGCCATGACTCTCAGCATCTGGGACACGATGGCAATCGCAGGATTCATTGTTTTGTGGCTGTTCGTGTTAACTCTCTTCCTGGGGTTCATCGGGGGTTTGATTAAGCGATCCCGAGCCAAGAAGCAGAAGGAAGAGCTTTATGACAAGGTCATGCAGGTAATCAAGACCGACGAGGATTTTAGCCGGATCGTGCGGAACATCCAGAAGGAGACCGACGATGACCGCTAATCCACTTGACGCTCTAGGAGTCTCCCTTGAGGAGGTTCTGGAAGCCGACTCCGAACTCCGCACCCGCCCCGCCAAGCGGGATGGTCGGATCTGCATCTGCGGTCATTCCATGACCAAGCACAAGTTCGACAAATACCTTGGGACCACCGAGTGCAAGCCCTCGCGGATGCACTGCCCCTGCAAGGAGTCCCGTCCGGTTCTGGATGCCGAGGACACCCGACCCTTCCTCCGACGCACCCAAGGTGCGGGAGCCATGCACGCCCTCCTGCGAGGACTGGCCGCTTTGGTCGCCAGCGGGAAAACGGCTGAGTGGACTATCGACATGGTGTGCGACCGTTGCGGAAGTGCGAGCACCGAACTGGTCCCGGTTCCGGTGACCAAGAACGGGGTGGCCTCCATTGAGCCGACCGGCATCGACAAGTTGCTCTGTCCCGGTTGCCGCAAGGATATCTCATGACCGATTTCCGGCAGGGTATTAAGAACATGCAGGAGGACGGGTCGCTCCAACCGGACGCGACCGTCCGAGTGCTCGCCCTCCACCGAGCTTCCCTTGAGGAACTGGCCGACATACTTCGTAGCAAAGTCAGGGAGTGGGAACTGCTGGACCCCGAGGACACCAAGCTGTACTCCCTAGGTCTTCGTCATGCCGTTGACTTGTTAGAGGAGGAGCTCCAGTGAGGAACCAGAAGACTGCTACTAAGAAGTCGATCCTGCTTACGGACGAGGAGATCATCCACCTCCTCGCCATGCTCCGAGTGGCAGGCTTCAAGGAGAAGCGGGACATTTCAGAATCACTTCGCGGCACTCGCAATGACGAGATGCGGATCATCGGTCGGGTGATGAAACGGCTTCGAAAGGCCTACTCAGAAAGCTAAACCAGACCGGTTCATTATAGTTTCTGTTTCTATAAGTGGCTGGATGGCTGGCTCCAGCCTCTCCACGCGCATTTTTTCGTCCGAAACCTTGCTACCATTCGAACAACGGAAAACTTTTCCAACGAAAGGTAGCAATCAATAATGTTCGATTCCCGTTTCTGGATCTCAAGCGCCGAGCGAGCCATCAAAACTTTTGCCCAGGCCCTCCTCGCCCTCATCGGCACGGACATGGTCGGCATCACCTCCCTTGACTGGCCCCAGCTCCTCGCGGCCTCCGCCACCGCCACCCTCTTGTCGGTCCTGTCCTCCATTGCCTCTGCCAACTTCGGCAAGAACCCCGGTCCTTCCCTAGCGGACGAGACCATCGAGCCCGATCCCATCATTGTTGAGGTCGAGAAGTAGAAACAACGACTGGCCCGCCCATGTCCGCCATCGAGAAACTATTCGATTCTGACGAACCGGATGAGCTCGCGCCCGAACCTGCCGTCGATGAACCTTACGACCTGCGGCCCGACTTGTCCGATTTAGGTATTATTGAAGTCGAGCGCGGCGTCTGCGAGGACACTTACGAAAACCGTGCCGTCCTGCGCCGAGCTCGTCTTCAGTGGAACCCGGTCTACGACCAAAGCGGCGTGCCTACCGGAATGATCGCGGCCCGCTCAGCGGAAGCTATTACAGAGCGACGGATCCAAGCCCTAGCCGAGAAGAAGCCACTGCTCGTTGACGGTGCGAACCATAATTCGGACTATCTCACGGGCCTCGACCTGCTCCTAGAAGACAAAGCCATCGCGATCTGCCCCCCGTGGGTGATCGGCGCGACTAAAGCATGGCAAGCCGAGCAAGCGGCGGGCGGCCCGCCAACAAACCGGCGAGCTCCTAAGCCGCTGCCACAACGGTGCCGTTTCGTGAAGTCGGACGGGATCCGCTGCCAGCTCTGGTTCTCCGGGCGTCCGAAAGATGACGGTTTGTGCCGGATCCACCTCGGGAAGACTCGACGGCCTGGGGAAGATGTCGAGCGAGCTCGCCGCAAGCTCATCCAAGCTGCACCGTATGCGGTAGATGTTCTCGAAGAGTTGATGGAGTCCGCCGAATCTGAGCCGGTTCGACTCAAAGCATCTACTGAGATTCTTGATAGGGCAGGCCTACGTGGCGGGCAAGACATCTCAATTGATATGGAAGTTACCGAGGGCCGCCCAGCTGCGCAGGTCGTGCTCGAAAGACTGCAGCGACTTCAAGAAGGTGCCGCCGTCATCGCAGCCCGGGCAGTGCTTGCGGAAGAGGGACAAAACGGACAAACGGATCCTGAAGACGCCGAGGATTCAGAAGTTGTCGAAGCTGAGCTGGTCGAGCCAGAGCTAGAGCTCGAGCTCGAGGAAACTTCCGAAGAGTTTGAGGATCTAGAAGATGAGCTCCAGCAGGATGGCGGCCGTAACCCATGACTTTTGAAGAAGCCGTTGAAGTAGCTCGTGAGCTGGCGGAGCATTTATCCGATGACATCCAGAAGTGCTCAACTCGTGAGGAGCACATTCGTGTGACGGCCCGCGCAAACTCTGCAGCTGCGCTCTATAACGGCCTGATTGGAAGTCGGCGCGAGATGGGTGATTGAGCCCGAGCTCATCACCTCATCTCAGATGGCATCCTGAAGCTCAAACATCTCGTTCGCGACAGCGGCCTGAATCGCACCCTCGCGGTTAGATACACCGAGAGATCTGTAGATCGCCATCGTCTCGTGCCGAACGGTTGACTCACTGAACCCGAGGTTTCTGGAGATTGAGCCGTTCGTCTTCCCTGCAGTAATAAGCCTGAGGATCTCGATTTGACGGTCCGTCAGGTTTTCAGGGGTGGTTGTCCAGTACAGGATCGAGTTCCTGAAGAAGTTGTAGGTCTTGTCACCGCTCTTCAGCTGGACGACATCTCCATCGGGAAGAACTTCCAAGCTCTCCCCGCTAAGATTTAGTTCCTGGCCATTGCTCAAGCTGATCACGTACGTACTCATTCGAGTCCTTCCGTCGCTTACAGCTCATTTGGCTGCTATAGCACGTATTATCTCTTATAAACCAGTAATTACCTATAGCGACAATTAAGCCATTTAGGCGCGTATCGCCCATGTTTGATAACGTTTTGATAACCAATACCGATGTCCCGAGACATTTGTCCCGTTTCGCGGCCTTTTCCACTTGACGGCCCGCTGAGTAACTCAGTGAGACAGTTCCGAGTTAGCTGGTGCCGTAACCAGGAGACGGCGAGACAAAGGGAGAACGGACATGAAAGTTGCTGGAGTACTGCAGACCATGGAGGGCCTGGACGCAAGCCGCCGGGTTGGCTGGGCGAAGTACTACGAGCTGCTCGACGAGAACGAAACTTTAAGAAGTCTTCTCCAGGACCTGGCGAGCTCCGTGATGTTCAACCCTCGGATTCATTCGGAAGATCCTATTATTGAGCTAGCTCGACGAGCTCTAGCTACCTGAATCAATTAACTCGTAGGCTTCTTTGCACTCCGGGCAGACCGGATACTTGTCCGGGTCCCTGGAGGGAACCCAGATCTTTCCGCAAAGTGCGATGACCGGCCAGCCGTTGATCACGGCGTCCGCGATCTCGTCGCGATCTACGTAGTGGGCGAACCGGTCGTGGTCCCCACTTTCCGTGCGGATGTCGAGCTCGTGCTCCAGGTCTAATTCCGACATGTCTGAATTCTACGGCTAGCTGTAGATGCGAGATCCGTAAAGTTTTAGCGATGTGTTTCAGGGGACCGGCTCGGTCATGTCGCACGTATGACCGATCGGTTTGTCCTAATTTGCACCATTCCGTCCGTTTATGCCGTTTGTGTTCCATTGCCGAGCTGTTCTATAACGAGCACATGGAAGAAATCACTTCTTCAGAAAGGAGCTCGACAGTGTCTGGCAAACATCTTCGGTTAGTTGCTCGACGGTGGAACTAACTCCACCACCGGCCCGACAAGAACTGAATCTGTTTTCGGTCAGCTTCCGGCTAGATTGAGCCCAAAGGCCTATTGCTTTCGGTGGGAGCTACCTGATAATCGAATAGAACGGCCTGCGGGAACACCCCCGCAAATGACGGAGCACTTCCCCAAAGGAAAGAGACGCAATGATGGCCAAGTCAACCGCACCAGACGAGATCCCCATCCAGGAAGAAAAGAAAGCCCCCGAGGCCCCCAAGAAGTCTCGGCGCGGCTCCTACACGAAGACCACACCAGGCGACATCGTCTACTTGCATAAGTCGCGAGGAACCGGTTCGACCGTCGCTGTGCTGAAAGGTCCGGCTGAACTCGGATACGGCCCCTCGACAAAGTGGGTTGATCTCTGTTTGACCCACCGTCAGTTCTCGATCTTCGAGACACGGATATCCGCCACGAGCATGGTCACCCACTCGGATGCCTGGTGCTCAGAATGCGAAGACGCCAAGAAGGCGCGTTCGAGAAAGAAGCGAGCTGGAGCTGCAGCTGCAGCTTAACTTTCCTACAAGATCGGGAAGACCCGTCCAGGAGCTGTGCCTCCGCCTGGGCGGGTCTTTCCCTTTTCCTGAATTTTTGAAATTCCCTTGACTCCGGGAGCGGCCAGTGATTCACTGGATCCACTCCTTTCCAAGGGTGTGTGGTTGCGAGGGCCTCTGCCGAGTGGACGGCAGGGGCCTTCGCGTTATACGAGACAAAGAGACGGTGAGCTATGCAGACTTTTCTTCCATACGAAAGTTTTCAACTGACAGCCGAGGTCCTCGACTACCGGCGGCTCGGCAAGCAACGAGTAGAGACCTGGCAACTGATCCGTGCGATCAACGGCCAGACAAAGGGGTGGGCAAATCATCCAGCCGCTGTGATGTGGCGCGGCCACACTGCAGCGTTGGCAAACTACGGCTTGGTGATGTGCCAGGAGTGGAAGCGGCGCGGGTACAACGACACGATGACGGACCGGTTCCTGGAGCTCCTCGAGGATTCAACTTCCGAGGAAATTGCGAAGTTGCCCGCCTGGTACGGATCCGCCGAGCTCCACCTCAGCCATCAATCAAATCTTATTAGAAAGTTCCCTGAACACTACGGCCCGGTCTTCAGCGGCGTGCCGGATGACCTACCCTATGTTTGGCCCATCCACGAAACAGTGAACAGTTAGGAGACATTCATGTCACACTTTGACGATCCGGTTTTCGAATCGCCACTCAACCCCGTAGCAGTTTCAGATGCTATTCATATCTCCGCCGAGAAGAATCAGGTCAAGAGCGGCGGCTGGCTCGCCAAGTTCCAGGCATTCGACAGAGACGCAAAGTTCGCAGCTTTCACAACAGCTAGCGCAGCTAAGCAGTGGCTGGTTGATCAGTTCAACGAGTACGCAGGTGACGAGCGGAAGCGTCTTCCCTGGAAGAAGAACTCCGAGTTCCTGGTCACTGCCCACGCGACGATGTCAGCTAGAGGCAAGATCAACTTCGATAAATGACATAAATCTTTAAAAACTCACCTCGTGTCGGTGCTTGCACAGCGGCCACCGCCGTGGGAGGATGTTGTAATGCTCTTTGACCGAGTAGCGTTCGATGACTACTTCCAGGACGCCCGCGCCATGTCATGTCTAGATGGCACGGGTGCTCTGGGAGAGAAGCATGTTCGAGGAATCACTGAAGTACTAGTCGAGTGGATTCTCGCAAACAAAGAGAGGGCGGGTTCTCGTGCTTGAAGCCCTGATCCTCTGGCAAGTGGCTGGCGTGCGCAGTGATAGAAATCGCGAAGACCGTGCGGCCTACCTAGAGAGAACGAACGACCCCACGGGTGCAGCCCAAGGGATGTACACATTCGGACTGATGGTCCGGTTTATTGCAACGATGTTCCTATGGCCGTTCGCTGCGGCCTACCGAACAGGGTTCTTCAAGAAGGCACCACAGCTAGCGCTGTGGACTTGCATTACTTTCTCGCTTGTCTTCGCTCTTGGAGCCCTTCCCATCTACGCATTGATCGGCTTCTGCTGGGCTTTCGGTGAAATGACGGCCTGGGCTGCGAGAAACGGAGCCGCATCATGAGAGGCAAGAAGGAGATCTCAGGTGCAACTTTCGAAACGATTAATAGCCATCCTCCCAGTGGCCGGATTACTTCTCACCGCGTGTGGAACTTCCAGCGCGGCAATGTCGCAAAGCACCGCACCGGGGGCGGCCCAGACGGTGTCCCCGGAGAAACAAGTAAACGAAATTGAAAAGTCGGCTCCAGCACAGCTGCAGCTCGAGCCGAAGACAGTAAAGGTTCGCAAAGTCGGCCCGCCCTGCGGGGACAAAGTCGTCAAGTGGATCTGGGCAGCAGGGTTCCGTGGACAAGAAGTCCGAGTAGCCTGGGCGATTGCCCAAAGAGAGTCCAATGGAAACCCGAACGAGAGCACGTATCCGGACCTCGGAATAGTCCAACTAAATTCGCCATCCTGGAGCGGGACCAAGTACTGGCCCGACAACATCTACGACCCGGTTCAGAGTTTCACCGCCATGCGCAAGATGGTCCGGGACATGAACTGGCAACCGTGGGGCCTGCGTGTACATAAGGGCAAGGTCTCCTACGACTTCTCGTCTTACGGCATGTGGTCTTCCTGGCATCACCAGAACTGGATAGTCATCCCATTTGAACGGTACTACGCACAGTTCCCAAATAAGTGTGCGAAGAACCTCTGAAGAGAGTTCGAGACATGAAGATCAAGATTAGTTATTTAGTTGCCATCCCAGTAGCTGCGCTCGTGTTCACGGCCTGCTCATCTGGTACCCCAGCAGCAACGGTGACCGTAACGGCCACTGCCACCGAGACCGAGACGCGGCCCGCTCCTGAGCCCGCCCAGGAAGCGGACACGGATAATCTTTCTGAAAGTGAGAAGGATGAGACGTACTTGCTGCTCCTCTCGACGAAGGTCAACACATTCGGTATTGATGAGGACACCCTCACTGAACTCGGCAGGACCATCTGCGATTCTCTCGACCGTGGGATTGATGTCGAGAGCATTTACATGGTCGCGAAGTCGAGCGGCTTGAGCGATGATGAAGCCGCTGCAATCATTGCCGCCGCCATCGTCGTGTACTGCCCTCAGCACGAAAGTTCTGTATAACGGTCTGACCCCGTTAAGCGCGTCCAGTGAGACGGCACGGGGAATCCGGGGCGGTAGCTCAGCTGGTCAGAGCAGCAGACTCATAATCTGTCAGGTCGTGGGTTCGAGCCCCACCCGCCCCACCATTTGTAAATATCTCCGATTGGGCTTGACCTAGCCCTAGGGACTCTGTATTATTGAGGTGTGGGCGGAGGTAAGCGACCCGTCACGCGGACTGTGAATCCGAGCGGAGTTCCGTGGGAGTCGGAACCGCGTTGTGACATCGACTCGCTCCTCCGCCCACACACAACAGACACAACGACAAAGAAGGACGGGGACCATGGGTCTTGATATGTATCTGAAGTACCGCAAGTCTTTTCACGGATACGAGCACACCTCAGACTCCGATGAGAAAGAGAAGTACCACAACATCATCGAGGCAGCAGGCCTCGACGGCATGGTGACTAGCGACAGCCCCTTCGTTGAGGTTGAGACGACTGTCATCTACTGGCGCAAGGCCAACGCCATCCACGGCTGGTTCGTGAATGAGTGCGGCGGCGGTGTAGATGAGTGCCAGTCCATCCCGGTTACGCGGGAGCAGTTGGTGAAACTTCGTGAACTTTGCTTCGAAGCCCTGAGCATCCCGGCGGGGTCATCGTTGCAAGACCACGCGCCAACGGTGCTGCCGCCGACACCCGGCTTCTTCTTCGGTTCCTACGATGTTGACGAGTGGTACGTCTCTGACTTGGAGCGAACGATGAGAGAAATCGACCGACTTCTCCCCCTCCTCCCCGTTGACGGCGAGGGCTGGGACTGGGGACTCGTCTATCAGGCTTCTTGGTAGTACGCTTCTAGTAGCAGGCGCGGGTCACTCCGGTTTAGGCCCGCGTCTGCTACTAACAACACAAACATTAGACGGAGGAAACAATGACAACTAAGACAGATTTCAGGATCATCGAACACGGCCACCCGCTCTACATGGGCATGTTCACGGACGACGGCAACATCCAGGTCCACAACATGGTCAACATCCTCATCCTAGAAGCGACCCGTGGCGAGTTCATGCGGCACGAGTTGCAGAGTGTCCTGCGGCAGGCGATGGAGAATCTGGAACAGAATGGCTACGGCGAGATTTACGACACTGACGTTCGGATGAAGATCGCAGCGCGGCTCAACCGCGAGTTGCTTGCCCCGATGAAGTGGACTCAGATCGACTACTTCTTTGACGACTGGGACGGGGTGCAGCCGCGATGAAGTTTCAGTTCACTACCACCGTGGAAGCCGAGACGTACGGCCAAGCAGTGGAAGTCATGAATGAGCGTATCCACTATGACGAGGACTACGGCTTCCCCTACGAGATTGACTGGGAAGACATCCCGTCCAACGAGGCAGCTGAGGTTCTACACGAAATGCAGATGGAGTTCGAGATGGACGAACGGCGTACCGAACTCCTCGATTGACAAGGGCTCAGCAGTCTGGGATCATCAGACTTCCTGAGGGTCGAGGTTCTCCCCCGTCCCTCCCCTCAGGAACCGGCCCCCCACGGAGTTCCCCCCCGTCCTCTGTGGGGGGCCATCATTCTTAGTAGCAGTCACCAACACCACACCACACACCACAAATGACGAAAGGACCGGCAATGCCTACGTATGTAGAAGTTGAGACCATGGACGGACGCGGGCTCCACTGGGTAGTAGATGAGGAAGTCATCTCAAAGTTGATTTTTATTTTGGGCGAACCCGACATCGAACTCTTGCAAGATGAAGCGGCATGACCTAGAATGGGACTACTAGTAGTAGCAAACAAGCGACGGAGGGAAACATGCCTAACTGGGTCTACAACAACCTAAGCATCACCGACCCCAGCGGTGAGCACACTGCCGACATTGCACGGCTCGTTGAGCAGGTCGGAGCCTCGTACACCACGGTCGGAAGCGATTGGGATAACGGCTCGTACACGATCAGGGAGGTCAAAGTCCCCAATCCCGTGCTGTCTTTCTGGAACATCAAGCGGCCAGAAGGCGAGGGACTAGAGCAGTGGAACGAGTCCATCCGTGCAGGCGGGGCGCATCCGTTCTGGTACGAATGGAGCGTGGACAACTGGGGATGCAAGTGGGACGCGAGCGAGGTGGACATGCAGGACCATGCGGTAGATCACAAGCAATACACGTTCAGCACACCGTGGTCCCCGCCCCTGCCGATCCTTGCCACCCTGAGCGAGCAGTACCCGAACCTCCACATTGAGTTGGAGTGGGAGGAGGAGCAGGGCTTCGGCGGCACGTTCGTGTTCACGAACGGGGAGGCCACGGAAACTGACTCCTACGACATTCCTTCCTCTCATGCGGATCACGTTTCACGGGGTAGGGACTGCATCTGCGAGTATTACGATGATCCAGAAGATTTCTACCCCGACTGCCCCAACGCACTACCTGAGGGCGCTATCATTCCGAACGACGAGTTGGAAGTGGAGGTAATGCTGTGAGCGATGCAGATTTCATCGTGAGTGTTCCTGAGGCTGGGAAGGTCGGGAGTCTGACCTACTTCGCTACAGACGGTAACTACGGAGATGCTGTCGGCCTGACTGTCATTGACACGACTGGCTGGACTGACATCGACTTCGAGACGTTCGATGCGGTCCTCGACCACGAGCGCGTCTCTCTTGCTCGCCTCATCTCTGAGTGGAAGGATGCGGAGGATAAGGCTTACTTCCATCCGTACTTCGAGAAGCTGGGCGTCCCAGAGGACTACTACGCTTCTTAGTAGCAAAGTTGAGAGCCCCCAGATGTCGCACCCCCGCGATGTCTGGGGGTCTTTCATTGTTAGTAGCAAAGTTGCATTGTGGGACTAGCCATCACAACTTCCTTCCTTAGTAGCAAAGTGCGCCTGCACCTCCGCTCCTCACGACACGAACGCAGAAACTTTGCACAAGGATTTGACACTTAGTGCAAATGAGAGTATCGTCCTTCCTGTAAGCAACACCTACACACCTACTACGGAGGATGGAATGGACATTACAAAGCCCGTGCAGGGCGTGGCGGTCTACGCAGAGTTTGCGCGTAGCAACGCCACAACTCAGGTCATCATCACCCCCGATGGATTCGACTCCAACGGGAACGAGGTCACAATGTCGATCATTCGGCGCACGGTGACTGACACCAGCCCACGCAAGCAGTGGCGTTTCAGCAGCCTTGTCGCTGCCGACCCGATCATGCAGATTGTCGCTACGCGCGGTGTCTCAATAGACGAGGCCAAGGAACTTTACTGCGACGAGCGTATGCGCTACGCATCCTCGCTGTTCGATCAGATCGCGCGCGGCGATTGGACCCTTGTGGGCGAGCCTCTGCTCATTGAGGTTTCCAAGATCGACCTTGACAACGTGCGGGAGTCCAAGACTCCGACGAAGTTGCTCTACCGCATCACTCAGTCGCGGATTGCCAAGGGCTACCCGACTGATCTCGTGAACACCACAGTCGCCGCTGCCGCTGTTAGTAGCAGCGTCTAACACCTACACAGGAGGATGGGATAATGCTTACAGAAAGGTACGCCAATATCGGCTCTCCGACAGGGCCGACGACGTTCTGGCAGAAGGTTGTCGAAGTTGCAGCGCAGAAGGATGTTGAGGACTCTGCGATCAGACTGAGCGCAGTTGTTCTGCCGCAAGGTCGCTACGTCGCACGGGCATCGGGACCGCGCAGGCCGCGTGGGTCGAAGCCCGTAGTAGCAACTACTACCACGGTGGAGAGCATGGAAGCCGAAGAGGTCTACGTCCGTCCCAATGGGCAGGACTACCACGCTCGCACTTGGGGAGAGCATGGCGATGTTGCGGCTCTCCGCAAGGCACGCGAGGTCACGGCTCAGGCTTTCAGCGAGGGCAAGGGCTCTCCGATGTTCTCTCTGCTCTACGGCGCTCCCGGTTGCGGAAAGACCGCGCTGGTGGAGGCCGCGTTCGGTGAGAGCCTGTTCACCATCCTTGGCACGGGTGACACGGAGGTCGCAGATATGATCGGCGGCTACGTCCAGACTCCCTCTGGCGGCTTTGAGTGGGTCGATGGTGACCTCATTCGCGCTGCGGAGTCAGGAGGCGTCTACTTCATTGACGAGATCGGTCTGATCGACCCGAAGGTGTTGTCCATCGTCTACGGTCTGATGGATGGTCGTCGTGAGATCACAGTCACCGCCAACCCTGAGCGCGGCACGGTCAAGGCGCACCCTGAGTTCTACGTCGTGGCTGCTACTAACCCTAACGCTCCCGGTGTTCGACTCAGCGAGGCTCTGCTGTCGCGCTTCACCGTGCAGGTGGAAATGACGACAGATTGGAACCTTGCGCGGAAGTTGGGTGTCAGCACCACGATGGTCACCGCCGCGCAGAATCTCGCCAAGAAGCAGCAGTCTCACGAAGTTTCGTGGGCACCGCAGATGCGCGAGTTGCTCGCCTTCCGCGACATTAGCGACACGTTCGGCACGGAGTTCGCTCTCTCCAACTTGCTCGCCGCCGCTCCCGAAATGGACCGTCCTGTAGTAGCAGACGTTCTCACAAGGGCGTTCGGCGCTGAGTGCAAGCCTGCCAAGATTTAGGCCCATCCTCCCCTTGGCAGGACGCGGGGGGCGGGGAGTAGGTGCCCCGCCCCTCGCACCCTCTTAGTAGCAAGTATTGACACCTACTCACCTGAGACACTAGAATCAGAGTGCAAGGACACAGGACACAGGACACAGGACACGAAGGGACACAGGAAATGGCTCACTACAAGATTGGCGAGACTCGCAAGGGCGACACACCCTCCGCGTGGCTGCCTGTCGGTCGTCAGATTGGCGAGTTGGCTAACGAGTGGTCGAAGCGCACAGACATTGTGGCGTTCGTAGGCCCAGGAGCAGGCGGTCCTGCTCCCGCGTGCTTCATCCCCGATACGGCAGAGGTCGAAGTGAACGTCGATGTGGCGTTCGGTTTCGGAGTCAAGCCCGACCTCATCGACCTGACGACTCGCTCAGGACGCTACGAGTTTCCCCGCGCCACGGGCGCGATCATGCATGAGGCGTTCCACGCTCGCTACTCTCGCTGGTCTATGCCGAAGGCGATGGACGACTTGGAGAAGGATGAGTACGAGGCGCTGATGCTTTTGGAGGAGAGCCGCATTGAGTACCAAGGTATGCGCGGTCTGCCGAAGGCTCGCCCGTTCCTACAGGCGTGCGCTCTGGAAATCGTCGTGGCTGACGCTGCGGAACAGTTTGCAGGCATGAGCAACACGAAGGCCGCTGCGACATTAGTAGCACTCGTCTACGGGCGCGTGGATGCAGGCATCCTCCGTATTGACGATGTGCGCGACCTGACCAACCTCCTTGATGACTTCCTTGGGCTGGACATTGTTTCCCGCCTCCGCGACCTTGCTACTAAGGCGCAGGACCATGACAACCACTGGGATGCCGCGTCGCTCTACCCCGTTGCCCGTGAGTGGGCCGCGCTGGTGCGCGAGGTCGCAGAGGAGAAGGGCGAGGCAAGCGAGTCGGGCGAGGCTGGCGAGGGCACGGGTGTCGGCATGGCTGGCGACGGCGAAGGCGACGGCGAAGGCACGGGCATGAGCATGAGCGCGGTCCTCTCCGAAATGCTGGACGCGCTCTCCGATGCAGCAGACAACGTGGCTGTCTCTAGCGCCGACTCGCTGGACGCTGCGGAGACTGCGGAGAAGTACGAGGAGATCGTCAAGGAGAAGGCCGACCAAGCCAAGGAGCGCAAGGATGCGAAGGCTGCGGCTGGCAGCGTGTTCGGTGGCAAGGGTTCGGGGACGCTGGACTTTGGCTCATCCCACTCGCGGCTGCTGGCGAGTCGCGCACCTAGTGGCGACGAGCGCGTGGCTGCGAACATGATTGCTACTAAGTTGGAGAAGGCGAAGTACCGCGACCGCGACGAGACTGTCGTTAGTAGCGTTCTCCCTCCCGGTCGGCTGCGCGCGCGTGCGGCTGTGCAGGCTGCGGCTCTCCGCGAGCGCGGTGTCATGCAGCAGGCAGAGGCGTGGCGGCGCACCGTTCGCAAGCAGACTGACGAGCCGACTCTGAACGTCGGAGTGCTGGTGGACATTAGCGGTTCGATGGGTTCCGCGATGGAGCCAATGGCGGTCACCGCCTACGTCCTGAGCGAGGCCGTGCGCCGCGTGCAGGGACGCGCCGCGATGGTCTACTACGGGAACGATGTGTTCCCGACCCTGCGCGCTGGCGAGCATCTGAGCGAGGTCAAGGTCTACTCCGCACCTGACGGCACGGAGAAGTTCGACAAGGCTTTCCAAGCAGTAGACGGCGCGCTGAACCTCCTGTACGGCGACGGCGCGCGGCTGCTCATCGTCGTGAGCGACGGGCACTACACACCCGACGAGAGCCGCAAGGCGCAGCGGTGGATGCGCCGTTGTGCGGAGCAGGGCGTGGCTGTCGTGTGGCTCCCGTTCGATGACGGCTACATGGCGAAGGTAGTAGCAGGCGAGCATGGCGTGGTGCTGTCGGGGCGGTTCGACCCCACCGCTGCTGCCATGCAGATCGGTCAGGCGTGTGAGCAAGCGATCACGCGCACGACCGTCCGAAGGGCTGCCTAGCCCGTATGTCCTGTGTCCCCTGTGTCACGGGCTAGGTGGGTGGTGGCCTCCGCGTCGAAAGGCGCGGGGGCTGCCACCGATTGCTACTAAGAAGAGAGCGACGAGGCGAGACACGGACTGACCTAGTAGCAACGTCCTTGCACGATTTTGGAAATGAGAGTAGACTTGCACTAGGAACTACAGACGGAGGGAAAGACAATGATGCCCGCAGACTTCCAAGGGACATACGGCGAGTGGTATCAGACCGTGGAGAAGCCACGGCTGGACGCTATCCAGCCTGCGACTCGCCAAGACAACGCGCGGTCGCACCGCATCGGAAATGTCGATGACGTTGCCCGTTGCGTCCGTTGCGAGGTTGCAGCGTGGAACGCATGGCAGACCAAGTGCATTGGAGAGGAGTGACCATGATGGGATCACGAAAGAGGCGGCACGCACACTTCCGCTACTGCGGGTACGGGTGCTGCGGCCCGTTTGCTACTAAGAGGCAGCAGACTCGCATCCTGCGGCGAGCTGAGGCGCGGTCGTGGAAGCGGGAGGCGTGGGCATGAGACTGACACGACGGGGAGCATGGGTAGTAGCACTAGGGTTCACCGCGCTATTTGTCGCGGTTTCATACATCGAGTCTGTGGGGACAATGCCATGAGTCAGATTGCTACTAACAGTCAGGCGACCCTCGTGAGGGACGCGCGGCTCGTCATCGAAATACGGCGAGAGGAATGGACCGTCACCCTGAGCGAGTGGAGCGACGGGACGCACACGCTGGACGCGAGTCGTGAAATCGACACATACCCTGTCCCGCTGCCACGGATGCTGGACGAGTACGAGATCGACCTAGGCACGGACGTTCCCACGATTGCGACGATCATTGACGCTATCGAAACCGCTGCGGAGGGTCGCGCTGAGAGCGCATGGGAGTCTCGCCTAAGCAACTACTACGGCGGGTAAGTAGTAGCACGCTTGCAACTGTCAGTCTAAGCGAGTAGACTCTAGGCATCACCTACGAAGGGGGAGTGTGATGGGAGTGTATCCCGCAAGCGAGCGTCAGGTGGATTACCTGCGCTCACTCATCTCAGGCCGCGAGTGGCCTGCCTACCTTGGGGACCGCGAGGATGCGGTCGCACGGCTGGGCGAGGGGACGCTGGACGGCCTCACGGCGAGTCGCTGGATTGACGCGCTGCGCTCCGCTGCGAAGCGTGCGACTGCTACTAAGAGTGTGGCTGACGGCCTCACGGTCGGGATGTACCGCACGACTGACGGGACGATCTACCGCATCCATGAGTCGCGCGAGACAGGACGCCTGTACGCGAAGCGCATGGTCTGGAACATGCTCACGGAGTCGAAGCCGCGTTTCGAGTACGACCGTGGAGCGATCTACACGCTGTCGCAGAGCGACAGGATGACGCTGGACGACGCGCGTGCGTGGGGCGTGGAGACAGGAGCGTGCTGCGTATGCGGAGCGTTCCTCACGGACGCCAAGAGTGTGTCGCGGGGTATCGGTCCCGTGTGCGAGGGGAGGGTCTAGTAGCACGCGGAGTGCGCGCGGGTCAGGTTCGCCGGCTCGCGCGCACTTTGCTACTAAGTTAGGAAGTGCGCCGCGTGGGAGGCAAGCGCGGTCACAAGAAATAACATTTTTTCTGGACGCGCCACGCGGGGGACCAGACTTGCAACTGTCAGTGAACTACCCTAAAGTAGGTATCACGACAGCGAGACACGCGGTCAAGACAGGGGAGGGCACCATGCGAGGCAAGATAAAGCTTTCGCTGGACTCGCGCGGCGAGTACGAGATCACCTACGTCGAAGTGAATGGCGAGGTCACCTATGACGCTAAGGGGGGCAAGTAGCGTGGCTACTAAGTGCGGGTACTGCAAGGACGGAGCCACGGGAGCGCCGTGGTCGCCCGACTCGTGCGCGGAGTGTTTCCCGCGAGAGGGCGCGACGATTGTGGAAAGTGGGGTGATGATCCCGTGAAGCGACTGAACTACCGTGAGATACGGGAGGCACTGCGCGAGCGTAAGCCTTTCACGGGCAACTCAATGTCTGCGGATTATGTGGACACGACGAGGCAACTAAGCACGGGTTACATGCCCACGCACGATTGCTATTACTTGGAGTCCGACGTACACACTGCGCGGACACAAGGCATCCCGTTCTACGTCGTGTGGTCCTACGGGACTCCGATTGCGTGGGCGTACGGAACTACGGTGCGCGTGCCGGAAGTGCGCTACAGCGTCACCACAAGCAAGCAGCAGGGTATCGCACGGGCGTATCTCGCCTAGTGAGTCTTAGTAGCAGATTGCTACTAAGAGACAGGGGAAGGGGAAACACAATGTCAGACACCGCCACAGTCGCCACGCTACCCGCGTGCGACCTATGCCCTGAGGGTACGGGTGCCCTCGCCGCTTACGATGCGCGTACGGTGATGGGACCGTGGGCGAATCTGTGCGAGGGACACTTCCAGCACTACGGGGTCGGACTGGGCACGGGACGCGGACAGCGCCTCGTGATTGCTACTAAAGGGAAGGGGGAGTGATGCAGGGAGTCGCAGTGCGCGTGCGGAATGGTGCGGACGTTCACCACTACGCCTACGAGTGCCATACGCCTGAGCGCCTAGCTGAGATCATGGCGGGCACGATGCGGGCCATGCCTGAGGGCTGGACGCTGGAGGCCGTGGAAGTAGCCTGACGCGGTTAGTAGCGAGGGGGAGTCGCCTGAGCGCGGCTCCCCCTTTGCCATGCCTGGGAGAGGGGCCACATAAAAATCATTTTTTCTGATGGCCCCGTTTCTGCGATTTGGACTTGCGCGTTGTCAGACCCCTGTAGTAAGTTAGTAGCAACACGGAAAGCCCGTGGGAGAGACGAAAGGACAGGCCAATGGCCGTTCGGAAGAGCAAGAAGGGCACGGTGACCGTGACACACGCGGGCATCGTTGCTACTAAGGAGGTGGCGAACGCTCTCGCCACGATCAGCAGCGCACGCAAGACGAAGCGCGACCTCACCCTCAAGGAGGATGAGAACAAGGAGATCGTGCTGGACGCCGTAGGCCGCCGCGCATCGAAGATTCTCACGGAGGACGGCGACCTCCTCGCGGAGGTTCAGTCGATCTCGCCCAAGGGCACGGAGAGCCTGCAAGGGTTCCTTGACGCTCTCGCGGAGATCGCTCCCGATCTCTACGAGGAGATCGTGGTCAAGCACCCCAAGGAGTACGCAGCGGCTCGCAAGGCCGCGACGGTGGAGCGTGACTCCTACCTCAAGATCAAGATGGACTAGCGGGGTCGGGAGGGGGCCGCACACGCGGTCCCCTCTCACTTCCACCCGATTGCTACTAAGAGACAGGGGACCACAATGAGCGAGACAGTAGTCATCACGGGCGAAGGCATCGAGCGCCTGCGAGTGTTCACGGCGAAGCAAGCCCTAGCGATGTACCTGCGCACGGATGGGCGCATGGAACTCACACGCGGCGGCACACAGGCCGCGCTGGGGATCATCGCAGACATCACAGGCAAGACCTACAAGCGCAGCAAGGCAGGCAAGCGCGAGGCTCTGGCAGACGCGGAGGCCATTCTCGCAGCGTGGTAGGACGCACGCGGATTGCTACTAACTAGGTGCCCCCTAGTTAGTAGTAGTCTGGCGTTCCAGCGCACCACGAAGGGCGAAATAAAAAACATTTTTTCTGAGCGCAGCTTTCGCGCATCCACGCTTGCAGTCACAGGGATTCTTATGCCAGACTTACTACATGCGCGGCAGACGCCACGCCAGACGGAGGGATAGGGGAATGGCTACAGAGGGAGTGCGCGTGCTGGTCATCAGCGCAGCAGACAGCAGCGTGCGCGTTGAGACAATGCCACGCGGTGAGGGTCTAACGCTGGACTACTTGCAGGGCGCGGTCGCTACAGGGTCAGGACAGGATCGCGGTTGGGTGCAGTGCGTGGACTTCCCGTGCTTCGACATGTGGATGCATGAGGACGGCAAGGTCATCGGCCTTGAGCAGAACAAACTTGCTACGGCGTTGTGGCACCAGACTTACGGGGCCACCGACATCATCGTGGGCGACGTAGTGCTCACAGGACCGCCTGACGCCGATGGGTATGGCACCGACATTCCGCAGCACACTCTGGAAGCGACCACGGCTATCTCACACATCGTTCAGTTGATGCCGCGAGTGTTCGACTACACGATGGACGTTCACTAGGACGGGGAGGGTCGGGACTCCCCCTCCCGACCCTCTCTCTTAGTAGCAGACTTGCACGGTGTCAGGGGTATGCACTAGATTGCTACTAACAGTAGAAACCGACGGAGGGACACACCATGAAGGTCAGGGCCACGGTTGAGCTTTCAGGCTCACATGCGATTACGCACCGACGTTTCGAGACTGAGGTGGAAGGCTACGCCGCCGCTGAGTCGTGGGTGAAGGCTCTCGCGGAGTCTGCGGAACGTCAGGGGCACAGGCTAGTCAGCGCGGTTATCGCCTGACCTGTGACCTGCTACTAAGAGAGGAAGGACGAGGGATGCTAGAGAGCCGGATCGACAGGCAGGGGCGAGTCCTGCACAACGGCCCACACGGGACGTATTCCGTAGGACGCCCCGACCAGTGCGAGTATGACGGCTGCAAGGGCTACAGAGAATCGCGCTCGCGGCACTGCTGGAAGCACACGCGACGCTAATCAGATTGCTACTAAGAGAGATAGGGGAGAACATGCAGTACCTAGCAGACGCGGGGCATGGCTGGCTGGAAGTGAGCCTTGACGAGTATCCCGACGCTGAGAACTACGGGACAGGGTTCGGATACTTGGATGAGTCCAAGCGCGTGATCTACTTGGAGGAGGATTGCGAGATGGTGGCGTTCCTCCACGCCTACCCTGACGCGGTTGCAGGCATACGCTACGTTCCCGTAGAGGGTGACAGCGCGGTTAGGAGCCTGCCACGCAACGCCGCGAGGATGGTGACCAAGTAGTAGCAGGAGCGCGGAGCCACGAGGTTCCGCGTTCACTGCGTTCCAGGTAAAAATTATTTTTTCTAGCTGACAAGGTTGCGCGGTCAGACTTGCATGTAGGTTCGCAACCTGCTTGAATAGGACTTGTAAGGGGAACACGACGGAAGGGGAAAGAAATGGCAGAGAACCTCGCACATGAGGCGCTCAAGGCATTCAATGCCGAGTGCGCGATTCGTGAGTATCGCAAGGCTCGCGAGAACTACGTCCCCTCCGCTGAGGAGATGTACGAGATGCAGGCAGCCTTCGGACCGGGAGCCATAGTCGTGGACGTAATCACGGGACAGCGTTTCCAAGTCTGATCTTGACGCCCCTCTTAGTAGCAGGTAGATTGCTACTAAGGGGGGCACAACGAAAGGGGAAGCAAGTGGCAGGGCGGATTTACAAGATCTACTACATGAACAACTACAAGACTTCCAAGCGGGACCGCGACGCGGCTCTGGATTGGGTTCGGACTCAGGTTCGCACCGGGGCTGGCGATCTCGAGGATTACGAGATCGTGGACGAGATCGTGGAGGGGTGGTGAGCGAGATGGGGACTCAGACAGTCCTGACGCGCGTAGGTGGCGCAATCGAGATCGTGACCGAGCCTTACTTCCTTGGAGGTGAGCATCGGACGATCTACGTCAATCACATAGCGCGAGTGAGCATCATTCCGCAGGCCAATGGGATGAGCATTCACGAGGGTCTCTTTGAGATTGCTGCGCTGCGCGGTGAAGACGACATTGAGATCGTGGAGACCTACTGCACGGAAGAGAGAGTGCTAACTCTTCTGGGCGAGATGGTGCTTGGAGCGTCATTGTGATTGCTACTAACACAGAGCGCGGAGCAGCAAGCATCCGCGTCGAACTTCGCGATGGTGGAGTCACCATGTTCCATGGCGAGGACGGCTCAGTCCTGCACCACTTCCCCGAGGTCGCAAAGGGAACGTGGGACAAGATGTTCAGCGCGGTATTCAGAGAGCTTTGGGATGGCGAAACAAAGATCATGCAAGAGAGAGGCGAACTACCTTGAGCACGATGGAGAGGAAGAAGAAGAACCTAGAACTTCCGGAGGAGGTGGCCGATGAGTTTCAGGTTCTGACGGAATACGATCTCGAGGTTCGGGATTCGTACATGCGCCTGCTGCGGGACAAGGGGTGGACGCTGCAGTCCATCGCAGACGCGGTGGGTGATATCTCAAGGGAGCGCGTGCGCCAATGCGTCGAGAGCGTGGACAGCAAGGATGCTATGGCTACGGTCAAGAGAATGGGTGGCGCAGATGAGAGACTCACGTTCTCGATTCCCGATGTTCCACTTCTCCCTGAAAGGGTCCCGAGCCCGAGAGTGGTCGTGGACCCGTCTCCCGAGACTTTGGCAAGGCTTAAGGAACTACAGCCTCTAGCCAATCAGGTGCGCTATGCCCACAAGGCTTATCGCAAGGAAGCCGAGGAGTATGTAGCACTTCTCTGGAAGGCTCATACGGTTGAGGGAGTGAGTGTTTACAGGCTTGGACAACTTCTGGGAGTCCTGTCTACAGGCATTCACAGTCGGTTCGTCCGATACGGCTACAAGACAACCAAGGGCAAGTCAAAGTCTTTCGAGCCAGTAAAGTATCGGAAAGCGCGGTAGTTGAGCGCGGGCCCCTGTAACTCAGAGGATAGAGTCACTGACTTCTAATCAGTTGGTCGCAGGTTCGAGTCCTGCCAGGGGCACTACAATATTGCTACTAACAGGAGACAGCGCTGGAGGGGGAAATGGAAGACGGAGAAAAGATCGTAGTGTCCATGGGGAAGCCCGAGGCCACTGTCATTGGAATGGCTCTGGGGCTATTCCTTAGCAAGGTGAACTTCGACGTTAGTAGAGCCGAACTAGGAATCTATGAGCGCGAGATGAAAGACCTCATGGAAACTCTGGAAATGAAGATCACTGCGGAAGAGATTTTCACCAGTCTGTGGTCAGTCCTAGGGATGGACGAAACAGAGATCAGCAGCATGTTAGAGGCTACGGAGAGGCCAATATGAGTGACGCGGTAGACACCATTGAGCAGACTCGCACGGTCCTATTCGTCGGGGACTACTTCGCTCTGACGACGACGGTCGTGCTGGACGAGGGACTTCGCTATGACGGGGAGGACGACGACGACTTCGCCATTAGAATCGCAAGTGTGTTCCTATCCGAGCACTACGGTTTCGATGACCTTGAGGACAAGGCCAACGAGATTGGAGTCGTGGATGAGGATGCAGACTGAGACTTAGGTCGAGCGCGTCCCGTGTCTGCGCTCCCTAGGCGGGAGGTTCCCCTTTCCTCCCGTAGACGGCCCCCGGTCCCCCCACCGGGGGTCGTCATTTTTGTAGTTTGCTACTAACTTCTATGATGCCAAGTGCAGGTATTCTTTTCTCTATGTCCTCCGAGGTAGAGATCGTACAGAGCGCGTTTCATGTGAACGGTCGCGCTGCGCCGTTCTACGCGGCGATTGTGGATGATCCACAGTCCGGCGATACAAAGCTAGTCATCATGTTCGATGAGCCCGACTACACAGCAGTCCTGTCTCTGGACGCTTTGCTAGACGTTGAGGATGTCTCGCCAGAACTACACAGATCGCGCGGTGATCTATTCGATGATGCCCTCCGGGATGCGCTCTGGTATCCGGAGGAAGAGGGCTAATGTCTACGGTAGCCGCTATCCAAGGTTCCACATGGTCAGTCGTGGCATATGACTCTCAGGTAACCGAGGACGGCGGTAGGTCCTACACACTTCCCCGAGGCATGGAGAAGGTGTGCCAGAACAAAGGTTACGTCCTAGGAGTAGCAGGAGACTTCCGCGCCGTAAATATTGTGACGCATGTGTTCGATCCTCCGAGCCCCCCGATCAAGCGCGGACATGACTTAGACGTATTCATGTCTGCCAAGTTTGTCCCATCTTTGCGCGGTTGCTTTGAGAAGAGTTTCTACGCGAAAGATGGAGAGCAGGGATCGCTACTAATCGTCGTGGTGAATGGAGTGATCTACGAGATTGGTGGGAACTACGATTGCCTGCGAGATGAGGCTGGACTCTACGCGATTGGCAGCGGGTCATCTTTCGCACTGGGATCACTCTTAGAGAGCGAGTCTGAGAAGCGAACTCTAAAGAATGCGAAAGAGCGAGCCGAGAGCGCTCTGCACATCGCCTGCACGCTGGACTCAGGTACTTCAGAACCTATTAGAATATTGGTGCAGCATTGGACACCGTAGTAGCAGGAAGGAGGGGATAGTGGAAACACTAGTCTTGCTAGGTCTCTTTTTCCTAGGCAGTGTTCTGGGAGTATCTATTGGGGTCAGCCTTGCTATGCGGCAGCCCGCCAAGTGCGTCAAGCATTCAGTCACGACACGCCGAGTAGCATCCTAGGATTCTATTATTGCGCGCGGTACTCTAGTTGTGTAAGGGGAGAACACAACCAAGGGAGTAGCAATGAGCGTTCGACTCACAAGGCGCGGAAAGATCGTCGCGGGGATTCTGGTCACACTTGCTTTGATTTTCCTGTACGGTATCTTCGGAACCCTGACCATGCCTGAGGAGTGCAGGGTCAGCATTGAGGAGATGTCGGCAGCGTGCAAATCGTTGCTCTAGGAGGGGCTATGGCTAGGGGAAAGTGGAAGCAACCACAGAAGACCACAAGCCTGTGGACAGAGTTTCAGCAGGTCTACCCTGTGGGCGCGGACGACGAGATGATTGAGATGGGGGAAGGCGAAAGCTACTGGAAAAATAGTTTTTATTTAGTTTTCCGTAAAGAGTTGGACATTGAGCACGGACTAGACGGCGCGGTTAGATTGTCAATCAAGCACAATCAGGGCAAGGCGATCCGAGAGTGGAAGCATCTGCAGCGCATCAAGAATGAGTTGGTCGGGAAAGAAAGAGAAGCCGTAGAGATCTTCCCTCCAGAGTCCATGCTCACGAGTCTGGACAACGAGCACCACCTTTTCGTTACCCCCGTGGGTGTATCGAGCATCTTTGTCTTTGAGGAGAAACTACTCAGGCACATGTCAGGAGAGAAGAATGATTAGAAGATTGGTCTGGACGGCAGTGATCGCCTCTGTCCTAGGGGTTGCAGCGATTGTCCTAGCGATCCTGGGCTACGAGTCTGTAAGCCTCGCCGTAGGCCTTGCGGGGGTAATTTCGGCCCTACTCGCCTCACGGGAAAGAAGATAAAATAGATGCCAACCCCCAGAGGAGAGAGTTATGACAGAGATGCCACAGGATCACAGCGCGGCAGAAGACCATGAAAGAGATGAGCGCGGTCGATTCGTATTCGATGCCCCTGAGCCTGCGAGTGAGCCAGAGGTTGCCCCTGAGCCTGCGAGTGAGCCAGAGGAGAAGCCAGAGCCAGAGCCAGAGCCCGCGCCTGCGCCTACGCCTGTCACAGTCCACAAGCCAAAGCGCAAGCCAGCCGGAACCTCCTCGCAACTAGACGGGGCGACCGTGAGCATGGCGGCCCTCATCTACAAGTCAGGGATGAGAAACAGTGCGAGCGTTGCCACCGTGCAGGATCGCCTCTCCGAGTTGGGCTTTGCGGCAGTGCGCGGTGACAAGCGCGGATGGCTATCTGATTGCACGGTAGATGCCCTCAGAGACTTCCAGCAGTCAGCAGGTCTCGATGTCTCAGGGTCAGCAGATCGCGAGACTGTCGAAGCTTTGTTCAGTGGTGTGAACGTCACGATCACTGACTGACTCTTAGTAGCAAAGCAGAACCCCCCAGAGTGTGAGTCTGGGGGGCTTTGCTTTGTCTGATCCTCGCTAGGTTCGGAGAGACTCCAACTCTGCCGAAAGTCTAAGCATCTCCTCTCGAAGATTTTCTAGAGTCTTGTCTGCATTACTCAGGAAGTCTATGGAGGACTGAACGTTCTTGATCCTCTCCTCAATTTCCAAAGCCTTGACCATGCCCGCCCTCTTCCTATCCTCTGCAGCGGAGTAGGCAATTTCGTGGAGACGCCTGTGACTACTTACTGCGTGGGAAACCTCCGAGACTTTATCTGTGGAGAAAACCCAGTCGCACTCTTTGCAAGTAACCACCACGGGGGTCATCCCAACGTAGGGCATGTGGGCTAGTGACTCGTCGATGTCCACATCTGGACGTTCGATGTGGGATCGCATAATCACAATTGCAGCACTGTTTGCTCCGACTGAATTGTAGATACTGTCAGAGAATTCATACCGCCACCCGCAAACGCAGCCAATTATTCTGTGTCCAGATTCCCTACCTACGGTGGAATCTTCTAGATGAATTGCGGTCATTGTTGTAGTCCCCTGTCTTGCCGCCCCTTGCGGCATATGTCTATTACATCACCTATGTGCGCTAGGTGTCAAGTCATCCACCCACCCCTCCACAACAGTGCAGGGGATTCCCTCCTCCTCCCATAGTTGGATGATCGCGGGGTTGTCATCCCATGCGTGCATGACAGTGTGCCGCTTGCGTATCTGCGCGAGGATGTCCCGCTTGACTTCGTAGTCTTTGCGGTTGTCGTCATTGCCACGCATGTAGAGCGCGGTCGATGGGACATTGTGGATCGCCAGCCACCACGCGGTGTGATGTCGCCACATGTGCTTACGCGCGGTGACAACCAGAACGTCTAGGCCTAGCAGGTGCGCGGCTTGCGCGGCATTGACCACATGACTGTGCGGTGGAACATTGACAGATTCACTGTGGAAGGTGTCAAAGTCTTTGCGATGATTGTGCGGTATCAGGTGATGACGTATGCCTGTGACATTGGCTAGGGTGCCGTCCATGTCAAAGATGACAGCAGGTGTGCGGTACATGATTACCAGTGATCCACGCGGAATGCGGTGATCATGTCTGTCATCACTACGGTGCCGTCCTCAAGGGTGAGGAACACATGCCCGAGTTGAGTGCGGTCTGACTGTCCTAGGAAACTCGCGAGCCTGCCCTCACCAAGCACGGTGTAGAACTCTCCTGCCCACACAACCCCTGTGCGGCCAGTAACCACCATGCTCTCCACGCGGTCGCCCTTGCGTGCCATGCGCTCTGCGGTCTGTGCGGTCATGTCATTCTCCCCTTTGTGTAGTGCCCTTGTGATCACAGTAGATCACTGTGCGGATGCGGTTGTCAAGTGTGGGGGGATGGCAGGGTAGGTGTGTCGGCGTATGCTCATGCGGATGCGGTCAAAGGGTCTAGGCCGAGGGCCTAGGCAAGTGGGACTAGGCCAATGCGGATGCGGCTTTGATCCCTGCCTAGCAGGGCAGTGCATAGGCACCTAGGCATAGTCCACAGGCCATGCGGTGGAAGCACACCCCCCACCCCTGCAACCTGTCACGCACCTAGGCAGGCCATGCGGATGCGGTCAAAGGTGGGAGGGGGGTGGCCTCCCGCTGCGACCCCCCACCCCCCACCCCCTCCCCTCCTCTTCTGTCTTGCCTGTCGCTCTCGTAGATGTCTAGTCACTGACACCTAGGCTCATGTATGTATGTCATGTCTATGTGTGTTTAATTTGTTAGCTATTGTCTAGGTTCTATGTCATATCTGACATAGACATCTATGTCTTATCTATTGACTAGGACAGCGCTCGCCTAGCACCTAGGCCAGCCTAATTGTCATTGTCTAATCCACCCCCCCACCCCCCAGGTAGGCACCTAGGCCTAGGCCACCTGTCACCTAGTCGATCATCTTTCAACGTCTCAGGTCTTGCCTGCCTGCCTGCTCGCCCATCTTTCACATCTCTTGTCTATGTCTGACCAGCGCACGCACCTTGACCAGTCTCGACCCACCTGTCCCACCACCCACCTCCTGTTCCTTGACATCTTCTCCTATGTCAGTGGAAAGGAACGCGCACCCCCTGATCACATCTCTCTGCCTGTCTCCTTCACATTCACCCCCCCACCCACCCCTAGGGGGGGCAGGGAAGACCATAGGCATATGTGCCTTCTCTATTTTTAATAGAAATTTTGTCGAAGTTTTGTTTTTGTACTTTTGGAGCATTTTTTGTAAAATCTAACGGAAACGGACATTACGGACAAATTTCTCGAAACAACCTACAATGCCACCAAAACATACGACTGCCCACTCACAGGCCAAATCCAACTTTCGCTAATGTTCAGCCCTCTGCTGATGCCGTCCGAACCCCCCGCCCTCTTCTAGAAAACAGACCCACCCCCCTTTTTTCGGAGCTGGCCCATGCCCCCGAAAATTTCCAAAGAAAAAATCGTTTAAGATTCAGAAAATAAGGTTGCCGTACGAAATCTTCCACAGTCTATCTTTAAGATAGATTTTGGTTCTGCAAATAAAGTTTACTAAAGTTCATAAAACTTCGGACATGACAAGTGAAATGCTGTACAATGGTGTCATGCGCTCCCAACCGCTGCTTCCCGACGACGAGATCCGGTTCCTAGAGTCGCTACCTATCAACCAGTTCCACTCCCGACTCGCCCACCTGCACGCCCACGGGTGGTCCCTGGCGACCATCGCCCGGTCTTTGAGGCCTCCCAAGCCCAAGACCACCGTGCATTACTGGATTCAGAATGCCTCGACCGATCACGATCAGCGTCGCGCACTTCCCGAGCCGCCGCCGACCTCGCTGACAATGGCGGTGCCGACCTATAAAGCTCCGCGTACGCGGTCGGTAAGCCCCAACGTGCCGCCAGATATTCGTCCGAAACTTCGCGAGCTGTCCGAAAAGAGCAAGCGCTACCGCGCCAAGACGCCCAGTACCTCGTCTACGGCCCTCGCGAACCAAGAATTGACCAAAATCGCCCTGGAATTGCACGCCCACGGCGTTCCGACCTCGAAGATCGCCGCCGCTGCGGGTGTGACCTACCGTGCAATGGCCCGGAGGATCGCGTCGAACGGCAGTTAGGAGCACGACCATGCACGGCGAGCGCACCTATCGCACCGAAACCGGCACCTACGGGGAGTCCGAGCTGGGAATTCTGGTGTGGATCAACCCCGACTTCGAAAAAGGCAAGAATTCTCGGCTGCTGATGACGATGACCGACCACTCCAGCCCCGCGCCGATGGCTTTTCCGCTCAATTTGCTCCGAAAAAGCCCGATTTTTGCCAAATTACCCGTTTCTGACCCCGAAAACCTCTCTCAACTCGTCTTTGCAGCCACTTCGGAG